TATCTGGGGCAAAACCGCATACAGACCCCCAATTTTTAACATCACCATCACTCCAAGAGGTTAGGCATTTAAAACTGCTAAAGACATTCAAGAAAGGGACTTGCTGAATAATGTTTCCATTATTGAAATCGCAAGTAAGAGAGTGTAAGATTTGAAAGTATCCGTTCTTCATTCCTAAAACAAAGTCGGCGTTTGTAGTTGAGGCGGCAATAGCGGCACTTTCTAACTGAAGCACCAAAGGGATTGCTATAAATGCCTCACTCCAATTAATATAACCACCAGCGTTAGACAAGGGCGTAGTATCCAAAATAATCTGGGAAGAATAACTGCCGTTATTGTTGTCGTTAATATATAACCATTGCTTATCAACAAACTCACTCTGGGAGAGTTCGCTATTAATGCTTTCTTCAAAGACGAGATTATCCATTATAATATTATTAAAGATAATAAAATTATAAAACCGCCTAAATAATTTACTCAAAGGAAACATACTTTTTAGGCATTCTTGTCTGGGATACTTTCATTTGTCTTAAAGTCTCACTACCCCTAACAACTTTACCTCCTTCAAAAATCTCTGGTTTCAAGGTAGTTCCCATTGTTCGTTTATGATGTCTCGCAATGGTATTAGTTGTTCCTCTCATAGTTTTTCCTTGAGACATAGTCATTCTTCCTCCTAAACCACTGGTAGTCTTGCCTAACTTATGAATATACATATATATATTAGGTAATATAAAAAAACTTTACATAAAACTACCTTCATTTTTATCAGCAATAATAATCATAATAACATAGTTAGGGTCTTGAATAGCAACTGGAAAATTATTCTGGTCGGTAAATCGTAATTCAAAAGCAGTAAATAATCCATCGTTCGCATCAATGAAAACATATTGATTAGGTGCTATAGTAAATTGACTACCAAATGCTCCTACTGGGGCAAATGAATACAACAAGTTATTAGGGACAGCAAAGGTATTATTTACTAAATTACAAGTAAGAATGTAGGAAGACAATGGCGTTATTTGAGGCACTAAACCACTATCTTTTGAAATGAATGCTTGATTAGTAGTATATGCTGGTGCTTGAATGTAGGTAGGAGCAGCACCATAAGTAGTAGTTCCATAAGGCACTACCGCTGGAGTATTAGGAGGTTGAGGATTACCTTGAGGATAAAAACCTACAGCAAAACCAATTATTTCTTTAAAAGCATTGTTAAGTATTTCAAACATAGGACAAGGCGAGGCAGCACCAGTAGGGACTACCCAAGTTGCTCCTGCTGGAAGAGCATAAGTCGCCGCTGGAAACAAGGTAGTATTCATTATAAAACAATCCAACTGAATAGAGTAGAAAGTGGCGTTTGTAGATATTGCTAAAAAATATACAATTTCACCAGTGGCGATTGTAGTAAGATAATGTTTATTCGCCAACATTTCAAATCGTAAATAATTATTGAGACCATCTGCGTCATAAAACCCATCTGGAATGGTAATTACATTAGTAGTTCCATCAAACCAAATATAATTAAATACATTATTACCTTGAGCGGCAGTAATATTGAAGGTTGAATAATACATCTGGACTGATGCTAATGCGACTTTTTGTCCCTTCTTAATGGTAATACCACCACCGCTAAACTGATATACCAATTTAGAGTTATTCGTATTCGGCACTATGTTAGAGGAGTTCAAAATAAAGTTTCTCATTTATAATAGAAACAGATAAAATTATTTAAAAGTTTGCCTAAACTGCTAATTCCATCAATAAGGTCATTCCAGAGTTTTTCGTAATTTTACCTTCATTCATAAACTTAATAACAAATCGTCTCAACTCTTTCAATACGGCGTTAGAGTTATTACCAGCGAGGTATTCTCCCTTAAGTAATTCAAATCGTTTATTATCTTCGGCATCTTGATTAGTAATGGTCTTCTTGATTTTTAGGTTATGAATAATACCAGCACCAGTAGCAATACGCTCAAACAATTTTCGCTCTTCCATAGGCACTTGTTCGTATGTTCGGTTATTTACTTTTCCAGTATCCAGTAGGTCAATTAGGAAATCCTTAAAGACATCACTAATCGCCACTGGTTTAAATTGAGGTATTCCCCCTAAACTTTTATACTTAACATTGAGAATATCATTATTAACAAGTTGTCCGTAATGAATAGCATATTTACCTAACTCTCTGTATTTAGGTTGTTGCTCTACGGCAATGCCTTTTCCTATTTTAATTACTTTCATTTTTGTCTTTCTAACACCAAGACCCTCTTTATTACCAGTAGCACCAGCATTTACATTTTCTTCTTCTTCTAAATCGGCAGCAACATTACCTTTACTCTGGTCTGCTCGTTCTTCTATACTAAAGGATATTCCACCTTGAGATGATGGAGCATTAATCATTGACGATTGAGTAGCAGATGACGCTGGTTGTTTCATAGTTAATAAATCCTCTGCGTCGGCAAAGTAAGAATAAATACCTCTTACACCCAGATTTACAAAATCAATACCACCACTCAATCTTTTAACCGATGGTGATTTTTTCATATCTTTAACATAGGCACTCGTAATTTCCATAGGACCATCTTCGGTAAGTCTAAATATAGTTCTACCTAAACTTCCTAAACGCCCTATAGGAGATGAAACCTCTTTACTATACATTTGCGGTTGTTCTTGCGGAGTAAGAATGGTTAATATATTATTTAGGGCATCAGTATCTTTTGCGGATACACCAGCAACAAACTCATTTAACTTTCTTACTATTTCTTCATTGGGTAGTTTTCCACTCTGTATTTCACTCATCAACTCAACAAAATCTTCTCTTGTAGGTAATGACCTCGTTTCATTTTGTATTTGCTGGGCGATACGATATGCTTCAGCAGAATTATTTTGCGACATACTTTCAAATACATCATATTCCTCATCATTGGGTAATGAGTTTTCTAAATCATTTAACCTTTCAATAATGGGGATTAAATATCGTCTTTGTCCTTCTGTAAATGCTCTTCCAGCAACATCATCAATTAACGCTCTAATATCATCTTGAGAAGGCATTAATCGTCTTAAATCAGCACCAGTATCTACGAATTGATTGTATGCTGGTCCTAACATATTAGCGGTGAGACCTTTAGAAGCGTCTAAATTATTTAGGTATTGAGTTAAATAGTTAAGAAAAAACTCTGGAGTAAGTAATCTCTTATCAAACCTACTGGTAATATCTTTATAGATTGCTGGAAAGGTCTGGTTCATTTTAAACATAGTATCATCATCGTCCATTTGGGCGACAATACTGGACGCTTGAGTTCCTTTAAAACCTAAAGATTTAACATTACTTAATGCTTCATTATAAACTTTACTCTTATCCATCATTAGTTCATCATTGTCGGCACTTTCCATTTCAGTAGGGACTGGGACTTGACCTAACTTGTATGCTTTTCTTGCTCTTGCTGTATTAGCGTCATTACTAATAGCAACTGCTAATAGTTGGTCTTGGGTCATCTTCGCCTTTTCGTAATCACTGGGATTTCTAAAGTTCCGTAATAACATATTCGCCATTTTATATATACTACTTGGATATTATTTTTATAAAAATACTATTATTTTAAAAATAATTTACTCATCTTCACTATCTTCTCCTATATCAAATACTTCATTTAGGTTCTTTCTAAACCTCTCATTTGGTTCGCCCTCAAGGTCAATCAATAAAAAATCACTCTTCTCTTTGGTGGCGTATTTATACATATCAATCAGTTCCTTCTTATCAATACCTAAATCGTATTCTCTGCCTATCATTGTTAGGTTTTTCATTGAAGCAATCTGTTTTACTATTAAATAGGACAAATTATTTCTAATCATTTTAGGGACAGCATAATAGGACTGGGTAATATAAATCATAGAGGCGTTTTTCTTTCTTGCTCTTAAGAAATATTGCTCCATAGGTTTTTGGTTTTTCTCACCTACTAAATCATCAAAGATTATTAGGTTCTGTTGGGTCTTATCTAACTTGTCTAAATCTGGTAATCCATCTTTATCAATTTCAGTAATTTTAACGCCTTTCTTACCATATTTGTCGTCAATATAATTGTAGAGAGGTTCATCTTTATTTTTAGTTGTAATAAATATGTTCTCAAATGTATTCGGCATATTGTAAATGATAGACAATAATGTTTGGGTCTTACCACTACCAGACGCTCCAGTGATAAGCATTCTAAAGGGTAGTTTAATATGATGTATGTCGTAATGAGGATTATGCTGGTCTAATAGAAACTTCTTAGGTATTTTCTCATACCAGTTTATTAATTCACCAGTAGGTTTATTACTTTTAGGCATCGTTATATATAATAGATATAATATTTTAAAAATTATCTAAACCTAAATATATATGTCGTCTTCAAATCCGCCTAATCCTAATACACCACCAGTGTTTAATAATGATGCTTTCAGTGAAGGAGCAAACCCTACCATTGATACAGCATACTTAAACGCTAATTACTTACGATTTCCTACCGCTCAAGGAAGCGAAACATTACAAAATATTCAAGTTTTAGGTTCTGCTTCTTTTAACAATACTGCCTTGCCTACTTCTGCTGGAACTATACCAGCATCTACAGATAGTTCAACAAAAATACCTACTACCGCTTGGGTTCAATCTGCTATTACTGGAGGCGTTTCAAGCGTTTTAACTGGGACTATTATTGCTTATGCTGGTAATTCAGTTCCTACTGGGTATTTACTATGCGACAGCACTCAATATTCTACAACTACTTACCCAGCGTTATTTGCTTTATTAGGATATACCTATGGTGGAACTGGTGCTTTTTTTAATGTTCCTAACTTGGTAAATAATTTTATAAAGGGTGCTACTCAATCCGTCGGCGCTACTGAAAGTGGTCTTTTTACCATTAGTAATAATAATATACAAGCGGCAACAATAACATCTACCGATTTGGGTAGTAGTGGTAATCCGTTTGTTGCTTTTAATACTAATGGAGGTATTGGTAGTTGGTCGTATTATAAGGGTCAAGCGTCAGGCGACGGAAGTGTTAATGTTTGGACGGCAGTTACAACTGCTAATACTCTTCGTAGTGGAACTAATTTAGTTAGTGCTTTTAATACTACTATTGGAACTGCTACTCCTACTGCTATTACTGGAAATGTTCCTAATTATTTAATGAGATATATAATCAAAACTTAATCATTTAGAAATCTAATTTATTTTATAAATGTATAATATATAATGTCTATACAACCAGAAACCCTTATGAACTCTCCTATGATTGCTACTTTAAATGCTGGTGATAATACCTATGGTGCTGGAGCGAACGGCATTTCTATTTTAGAAGATGTATTGACTACTCCTAATGGAATAACTATGAACTCTGTTGGAATATCTTATGATAGTGGGACAACTATTACTACTACAAGTTGGAATACTTTATCTAATAAAATAGCATATTTATCTGCTGTTGCTCCTAATGGATTAAATGCTACAGTTTTAGCGGTCAATGATACAATTTCTATTCAAAATGCCGATAGTGCTCCTACGAGAGTAATAAATACGAGTGCCGAAGATGGAACTGGAGGAACTCATTTTGGTATTGCTTGGGTTGGTGATACTCTACCTTTTGTAATGGAAACATTAGACGCTACTCCATTACAAGTGAAGGATACTCAACTTAAATTAACATCAAGCACTACTGGCGGTTCTGCTAATCCCATATTATCCCTTACTAATACTAATGCTGATAGTAGTTCTGTTGCTTTGGAAGTTTTTAAAGATAAAGGTGTTGCCCCTACTAATGGTGATGTCCTATTTCAACAATCCGTATATGGCGAAGATAGTTTCTTAAATAAACAAGAATATACAAGAATTACTCATACCATTAGAGATTTTACTGGTGGGGTGGAAGATGCCTCTATTGAGATGGGTTGTTTCGTTAATGGTGCTTTTGCTAATTTCTTACAATTAAACGGAAATCAAAATGAGGTAAATTGTTTAAAAAACTTGGATATGGGAAGTAATAGTATTACATCCTCTACTGGTTCCGTCATAATAAGCACTCAAATACAAATGCCTACTACAAGTGGGACTATTTCGTATAACACTACTACAGGTGCTCTTACTATTGACTTTGCTTCTCAATCAACAGGATATTTTGAGTTGGGTAGTCTTCCAGCGGCAAGTATAAGTTCTCTTATTCTTACTAATGGGAGAATAGGTGGTAAATATCATATTTTACTACGAGGGCAACTTGGTTTCAATTGGTCGCCTTCTACCGCTACTACTTTTAAAGCGAATAATTATAGTATATCTACTTCAAATGGTAATCAATGGGTAGGGTTGGATATATACTCTGCTAATACTCTATCTCAATATTTAGTTAATGCGACATTATATACTTAGTTCTATTTAGAAGTATAATATTTTAAAAATTATCTAAAGTAATGTATATATGTCGTCATCAAATCCTCCTAATCCTAATACGCCTCCAGTATTCAACAATGATGCTTTCGGTCAAGGAGCAGACCCTACCATTGATATTGCTTATCTTAATGCTAATTATTTACGATTTCCTACCGCTCAAGGAAGCGAAACATTACAAAATATTCAAGTTTTAGGTTCTGCTACTTTTAATAATGCCGCCTTACCTACTTCTGCTGGTGTTCTACCATTAGCAAATGATAGTTCTACAAAAATGCCTACGACTGCTTGGGTTCAATCTGCTATTAGCGGTTCAACAACTAATTTATTAACTGGAAATAATACTTGGACTGGGACAAATGATTTTGCTAATGCTTCTTTACCTACTTCTTCTGGTGTTATTCCAGCATCAACCGATAGTTCAACTACAATACCTACTACTGCTTGGGTTCAATCTGCTATTACAAACCTATTGGCGAGTGCTAATATTTGGACTAATCAAAATCAATTCACTATTTCTTCTAATGCTACTTATAGCATACCTCAATTTTCAAACGATACTACTATTGCGAATACTTCTTGGACGACAGCATTAATAGCATACTATTATAATATAATTTTGGGTGCTGGTGTTGCTAATCCTCTACAATCGTCGCTACTATATGGAAGGACACCTTATTCATTTGACTTACAATTTGCTACTTTTAACCCAGCATTAACCACTAACCCAGCGCAAGTATCTTTCGCTTGTTCGGTAATAAACAATACATTCGCATATTCTACTCCTACTGATTTTGTATGGTGGAGCGAACCTCAAAAACCAGCAGTAGTTTCGCCATCTGGAGCAAACGCCTATTCTACTCCAGCAGTTTCTAATTTTAATAGCGTTCAATTGAGCGGAGACGGACAATATGCTCTTGTTTGTAATGATGGATTAGGGGCAAACTCCAGTCAGGTTTTTTTATGGGCGAAGGATTTGGGTGTAAATCCTACAACTATTCCCAGTGATTTTTGGTGGGATAGTGCCTTATCATTAAACGGACAATATCAAATAGTAGGTAGTATTAGTGGGACAAAGGGACTTTATGTAAGCAATGACTACGGAGCAAGTTGGAATGAAAATAGTAGCGTTGGTGTTTTTACGAGTGTTGCCGTATCTGCTGGTGGTAAGTATATGGTTGCTTTAGACCAGTCGTCAGGGATACGAATGAGTAATGACTTTGGAGCATCTTTCGCTTTAACTTCAATTCCTAATGATTGGTGTAATGTCTGTATGTCGGCAAACGGACAATATCTTCTTGCTGTTCCTAATTTCAATATTGGGGCAGCAAACGATAGTTATATATCTTTTGACTTTGGAATTACTTGGAATAGTTTTGGGACACCATTGAGTAATATTACGAATTGCTGTATGAGCGATGATGGTTTAATGATGGTTATTTTTACTGGTGCTTCTGCTTATCAGTCTTTTACTTATGGAAAAAGTTGGTCGCTTGTTAATAATAGTCTTTCATTTAGAATGATGACTGGGACGCAAAATGGAGCAAAAGCAAGGTTCGCTCAACGCAATAAGTATCTACTGGGTTGGACTGCTGGTGGTATGCCCTATTATGCCGAGTTTCAATCTAATTGGTAAGTTTTTGTTATTCTTTTCTCAAAAGAATATATAATGATTGGAAGGACAACAACTAAATCTACCATATTTAACAAGAATTACAAGGGTAATATTCATCATCAACCTATAGGGCAAGTAATAGACCTAACTACTAATGAAAAGATTTTAGAAGAAGAGCAAAAAGAGCAAAAAGAGATATACGAAGGATTAGTAGAAATAGGTGTTTTAGAAGAAATTGCTCCGTATGGTTATACTGCCTCTGGAAAGATTAGGACAAAACCATTAAAATCTCAAGTAATAGTAAATGGATTGGAGTGAAGATATAGAAAAAATATTAGAGAATATACGATTAAACTCTATAATATTATCAACCTACCATAAGGATAGGTATTATCATTACAAAGGGCATCTTAAGTATTTCAAATTGCCTCTTATT